CCGTTTTGTAATAGCCATTAAGAACGTCCTCCAGACGAAATAAGTTTAGGCTAGTTTTGAGCCATTGCGGGCTGTATTTAGGTCGATCGATAAGTTATAGTGCCAAGAATTGAAGAATCGGTAGTAACATCGTTGCCATTCAAGTCTTGCCAATTTTGTCCATTGCCTGACGCATACAGGCGCAGCTCGCTGTTGTTGCCATACAAAGTTACCATTGTTCTATTAGTCGGAAAATCAACGCTATTTAGCATAACCGTGCCTGTAGCTTCTTCGTCTATTTGAAAAGGAACTCCTCCTGTTTTGAAAGTAGAGCCGCTAAGTCCGCTCGGATAATATATTTCAAAATGCAAGGTTACCATTTTGCCAACTTTAATGTAAACGCAATTATTGGTATCTACGGAAATTCCAGTATGACCACCGGCCGCAGTTGGCGTCCAAGTGCCCTCCTCATAATCGTCGAGAGCGTTTGCAGCAGCCGTGTCATTATTAAACTTCAGGCCGTCTACGTCCCATATTCCAAGTTTTTGGGATGCAGTACCGCCTGTGTTTGACGCATAAAAAGCTAGTGCTTTGCTTTCATAGCCCATATATCCGTGACTATTGTCGATATTTCCCAACCTGGTATATACAGTGCCACCACCTGAACATTCGAGTTGATTGACTACAGCAGATGCGTTTTTAACGTGTAAGGCGTAATTTGGGCTGGTCGCGCCAATCCCTACGTATTGATCGCTGGTTATACGCATCGCCTCCGTTTGGCTGCTTGCACCGTCCGCTGTGGTAGCGAACGTTAGGCGCGTTGGCTGGCTGCTTCCTGATGTCCATGTTCCGCCGTCTCGTGCACAGTCGATATAGGCCGCAAGATCTTGACTGCTATCGGAAAAGTAGATTGCCCCAAGTGAAGCTCCATTCGAAACACTTGTTGTATCTTTTGCCAGCAAGAAGTTTGCAGAAGCGCTTGCAATTCCAGCACTACCTTGCTGGATAAAACCCATTGACGTGGAAACAGCACTAGACGTGCCAATCAACAACCGCCCCGAGATGTCCAAGCGCATCCTCTCCGCTTGCCCTGTGGCAAACGACATATACCTGGTGGGGTGGTTATATGCGATATAGCCGTCATATTCTCCACCGCCGGTTGTAGCGTCTGAAAAATAAATTCCCCCGAAGTTGTTAGTGCCACTGCGGATTGTCATTCCGCAGTTTCCAGAATCATTGATAGTTAAATTATCAGCAGATGCTTCACCTTCAAAGGACGTCCCAACCAACAATCGCCCCGATGAATCCAGGCGCATCCTCTCAGTTCCAGAATGTCCGCCAGAGTAAAAAGTAGTGCTCTGGTTACTGGCAATTCTTAACTCGTTTGATTCAACACCAAGAGAATAGTTATTTTGCAGCAGAGTAAGTTTTACGCCTGTGTCTGAACCCAAATCAATTTTTGATACAGGACTCGTAGTGCCAATGCCAACATCTCCAGCAAAATAAGCAGAGCCGTCAGCCTTAATAAGTGCATTTTCTGTTCCACTGTGTCGAGCAGAAAAACAACTCTGTGTGCCGGTGCTGCGGTCTACAGTAACCCTGTCGGAAAATTCGGAAAGACCATCAACATCCAAGCTGTCGCACTGGACCTCGCCGGTTACGTCGATGCCGTCTGATTTGGTTAAAAGTTTTTGTGACCCATCATAATTAATTTCTACCCCTGCATTTTGATTGCACCTAATGTATTCTTCAGCCTCTGGGCTTCTAAGTACTAAATCATTGCCAGCTATAAGAATTAAGTCTCCAGTGCCTGCGTCTTCGATGAAAGAATGACTGCCATCGTGATAAATCTCTAAGTCATTGCCAGTGCCAAACCGTGCCTTTTCGTTGTCAGCAAAGTCAATAGGCTTAGCCAGCTTGGACGACGCAATGGCTGCAGAAGCGTTGACGTCTGCATTAACAATCGTACCGTCAGCAATCTTTGCAGACGTTACAGCACCGTCAATAATCTTAGCCGTACTAATAGTGTTATCACTTGGCGTACCAATACCTACGCTAGAACCAATGGTAATAAAGAACGCATTAGAACCAGTTGCAGGAGCAGCAGCAAGAATGATGTCACCACCATCAATAGCAAAACCTTCGGACGGTTGTGACGTACCACTGTTGGGTTTCTGTACAACACCGTTAATGCTTACCAGAAGCTGCTGTGCGTACGTTGGAGCATTGCTAAGGGTAAACCTATAGGCAGTGCCGTTAAACGTCGCTGAGCCGCCTCCAGTGCCGCTAGAAGAGCTAAGGGTGTTAATGAAAAAGTCACCAACAGCCTGCACTTCTTCCCAAGCAGAAGAGGTTGCGTTGTACACCAACATTTTGCTAGTGCCAGTGTTAAAGAACAGGTCACCAGCATCGTTGTCAGTTGTCGGGTTAGACGAGCCAATCCGATACCGTGCTTTGAAGTCGTTGATGTCAGAGCTGAGCTGACGTACGTCTTCGTTTTTAGCTACGACACGGTGGAAGTCGTACGTGTGTGCGGTGCTTGTGGCAATAACCAAAAGACCAATACCATCGTCCAGTGACGTGCTGTTGAACCCAGATGGGAAGCCGTTAATAACAACAGCGTCACTACCACCTGCACGTGTACCAGCACCTACACCGCTGCTGTTGACAGCAAGGCTGTTAGCGTTGGCAATACTGATAACTGTACCTTCAGGCGGTGCAGTAGCTGGAAAACTATCTTCGTCAGCAATAGCTTCAAAACCACCAAGAGGATCGATACGTGCAGTGATGCGTGCGTCAATCTCTGAAGCAGCCGGGAACTGACTAGATGAGGTAAAGTCAGTGCCTGTAGTTTTCAGCGTGTTGCCGTCAAGCTGGTTTAGTTCGGTAGCAGTAGCAGTAACGCCGTCAAGGATGTTGAGTTCAGCAGTTGTAACCGTTGCACCGTCAAGGATCTGTACCTCAGACTGTGTAAGGTCAGCCAAAGCAGAGGCAGTGTTACCACCCATGGTGGCAAGTTCTACCAGCTCAGCATCAGCAATCTTGGCTGTGGTTACAGCGTTGTCAGCGATCTTAGCTGTGGTAACGTTTGCATCAGCAATCTTAGCTGTAGTAACAGCAGCATCAGTAATTTCGGAAGTACCAATAGCACCACTAGATGCAGCAGTAACTCGGCCTTGGGCATCGACAGTAATGTCAGCAGCCGTGTAGCTACCAGCAGTTACAGCAGTGTTTGCCAGTTTGTCGGCAGTAACAGCGTCGTCTGCAATTTTGGCTGTAGTAACTTGTGCGTCAGCAATGTGTGCCGTGTCGATAGACCCGTCAACGTAGTGCTCAGAGTTGATGCTGTCGTCGGCAATCTTAGAACCGTTGACTGCATCAGCTGCAATCTTTGCAGTTGTTACGCTGCTGTCTGCCAGTTGGGCAGTAGTAATTGAAACGTTTGCAAGCTTTGCAGTGGTGACTGCATTGTCACGGAGCTTGGCTGTGGTAACAGCTTCGTCCGTAATGTCGTCAGTGTTAGCAGTTTCTTGCAAACCATACAAAGCCTGGTCTGCGTTTTCGTTTAGCTCAGCAGCTTTGATAGCTGAACCCGCAGAGTAAACAAAGCGGGCAGCATCAACATCGGTGTCACGGAAAATACGAATGGCAACGTTGTTACCAGGCGCAGTAGTGAACCTAAGAGTAGTGGCGTTAGGAAGAGTAAATGCAGTTGTAGCTACATGATCAAGTGTTACCTTGACATCAGCGTCTTTAAGATATTCAAATGTAATCGAATAATCGGTGGTGGAGCCGTTACCCGTGTAGGTATTTTGAGTTGTAGCCATTTAGGTTACGGAGTAGTTGAGTTAAACTTAAGTAGTTCGTCAAGGTCACCACGTTGTTCGAGACCTTCTTTATATCCCAGTAGCGCCTCTTCTTCGCGGATGTCATCAGCAAACGAAGAGCTTGCTTCAGCACGCCTCTTGGCGTCTCGCAGAGCTTGGTCAAGCTGGTCAATAATACCACCAAAGTTTTGAGCGTCAATGTCATCGGCGCTAGTGCCTTGGAGGTTTTCGATATAACCAATCTCGTCAGCAAGTTTCATGATCCTACGGATGTCTTTTAGCAAGAACCCTTGCTCACCCATTAGACCAAGCAATTCACTTTGTTGTTCTGGTGTGTACTCTACACCGCCTTCACTCTTACTAAAGGTAGGACGTGCATCGTAACCAATATCTACAAGGAACTTTTGCTCCGGCTTCATGTCGGGAAATGACTTGAACGGGGTTGCTGCGTTTAGAATGCGCTCAATCAAGTTGTCAGGCACACCTACGTTACCGCCATACAGGAAGTCTTTAGCCAAAGGCAGTGCACCTTCAGGGTCAATAAAGTCAGCAATGTTGTTGTTATTACGCAACAGTTGCATCATTTCCATGTTGACTTGACGTAGTTGTGGTGTCAGGATACGACCCCACTCTTTGCGGAGACCGCCCAGGGGGAACGCAGCGTTGACGTTGTTAGCCATCCAGCGTTGGATGTCAGCTTCGTTACCTCCAGACATGGAGAACAAAGGCTCAAGACCCTGCATAAACGACTTGTTAGTCAGGTTAGCACCAATAACAAATGCAACTTTGTTAAGCAAGTTTTCAGTAGCAGTTTCACCGAGCTGGGATGAGTTATCCGCAATGTCGGCTACAAGCTTCATAATTTCACCAGACGGTCCTAGCAGTTCTAGTGGCATCCAACGGTTGCCAACTTTAACGCTGTCACGTTTCCATTTCATCAAATTACGTACACGTTGCTTGGCTTGGTTGTAAGTACCAGAACCATGCAACATACCGTACATCGCTAAGGGTATGGCAGACATAACAGCCAAAGTACCTATAGCTTTGCGACCACGCACTTCTGCACGAATTTGGTCAAACTTAACCTCAGCATAACGGTCAACCTTGATACCACGTTCTTCCAAGATGTTACGAATCTCGTCTGCGCTGAAACTATCACGTGGACGATATGCCATCTTGTTATAGTCAGCAGCAAAGATACCAACAGGAGAGTGTTTGTTGACCATACTCAGCATGTTAGCTGACGTGCGGGGAAACAGCATAAAAGGTTTGAGCAATGGTGCACGAGCGATCAAAGCATTGACTGCATCGATAGCTGGGCTATCAAGGTTCATTGCGATCTCACGTGATTGGTACTCTACAGCACTATCTGTAATCATACCGTTCTTGTCAAACATCTGCTTGTAATGCAGTTCTGCTAGCTGGTCAGCTCCTTGCTTAGTAAATGGTTTTTTACCACCATCAGTAATCTCATCAAAGGCTCTCATTCTAGCTTCCCAGTTGCCAACAACAGCACGGCTAAATCCGTCAAAAGCTGTCATAGCGTTAGCACCAAACCGCAACACAGGACTGTCGCCCAGGTCGTGCAGAGCTTGGAGCTGGTGATAGAATGCTAAAGCACCACTGTTGCCTTCAGCTTCTCCAGCCTCAGCAAACTTACGCAGCAGGTCTAGACGTTGCTGATTCTTAACAGCAAGGTCACCACGCATGATATATTCAACAGACGTCGGATCCATAGAGGCTTTCTTAAACACAAAAGCCATATGTTTCATGCCTTTAGCCATAGTCTCTTGCCATGCACCAAGTGCATACAAACCACGACGAAACGAGGCTTTGTCTGCCAAGGTCATAGACCCACCAAGAATAGTCAAAGGCTTTTCGACCAGCAACACAGAGTTAGACCATGCAGCTTTGAGCGGTGTAGTCGCAGAGGTCAGCAGGCTGTTAAAGAACGTACTATACGCACCACGTACAATCTCTGGTTTGCCGTCAGCAAAGGCTTTACTAAGTGTTCCAGTGCTGTTAAGCATGTACTCATTCAACGCACGCATACTGTTGACGTTGCCGTCAGTCAGTTCATACGCCAAGATCAGCGGCTCAAGCATCTGCGGACGCTCCTTAGAAATAGCTTCTATGGTTTGCCGTGTTTGCTTGCCGCTTTGGTATGCCTTTTGCAGACCTTCTTTGAATGCTACATCTTCTTTAATAGCCAGCTCAGCTAGTTTCTGTTGGTTACCGAATGCTGTAAGCCGCTTCCACATGTTAAGGAAGTTAAGACCACGACCACGTACGTACGAAGCCACAGCCTTTTCACCCATCAAAAACTCAAGGCGATCAAGGATCTGTTCTTGTGCACGCATAACAGCAGGAGTACCCTCCATTAAGCGAGCACCCTCTGCCATGTCAGCAACCTGACCAGCCATAGACGTCTGCAAATAAGCAGATGCCTTTAGCGAATCCATGTTGTAGTAGTCATCCATCAAGCCTTTGATAGCCCTGAAGGTACCAGCATAGCCCACATCATCTAGGTTACGTACACCATCCATGATGTTTTCGTAGCCACGCAGCATGGACTTCATCTTGTCCACACTCATCGCCGGGTCAACCAGTTGTGCTGCCAGACGTTGACCGGCTGCATCAACCTCTTCAAACTTCAACATCCCACGTGGAGTGTCGTAGTCGTACTTACCAGATCGACGGAGCCTGTCTTTTACTTCACCGACAAGACCACGACGAGGCATTTGATCTGCCTGCAGTCCGTATTTCAGGGCTGAGTCAGACACAATACTACCCAATCTACCATGCGTGCCATCAATGTTACGTTCAATACGAACAACATCCACAGCAGCACCGGCTACATCGTAGTTATCAACAGAGCGTAGACCCTCTTCAGTGTAGTCATATAGGTCGTGTACTCCCAGTTGAGGACCGTCAAAGTCTACATTTTGGCTAAAATTATATGCACCAAGGTTGTCTAGGTCATACTCACGGTTCATTGCAGAACTAAGCATGGCATCTCCGGGTGTATCCGAAGGTGGCATACGGGTCTCTGCAAAGAACTCTTTAGCAGTTTCGTTACGAGGGATCGGACCTCTAGCAGCAGCACGGAATTGAGAACGGTTACGCAAGAATGCACCAAGACCAATAGCCATGTCAGCAAACACACCGATACCGATGCCTTCGTTACGGTTCTTTGACCGTTTGATTTCTGTGCTATCACCATCTTGGGTTGCCCAGTCAGGCGGGAAGATACCAAACAGGTTTTCGTTTTCAGGTGTTTCTAAGAAGTCACGAATAGCACGTTGTGCGTTGTCGTCTCGTTCTTGTGGCAGAGCAATCTCGTCTACAAGTGCACCAGAACCAGCAGCAATACCAGTCTTAGAGAACCATTGTACAAACTTTTCGTTGCCTAACCGCCAGTTTACACGGCTGTGAGCAGCAGAACCAATGCTATTACCAGCACCAGTCAGTAGAATCGTAGGCAAAATAACCTCAGAAACATCTGCTACAGCGTTGGCAGCTTGGCTTTCAAACTCCATTCTAGGTAGATTAACACCAGGAACTTTGTTTACAAGGTCAATACCAAAGTTAATAAGACCAGCACCAGGGGCAGCTAGTTTTTCTGTAACCCCAGTAAAGTGCTGACCCAAAGGCGTACCAAAGTAATGGAGACCACCACCTGACGCACGCCTTTGTGCTTCTACTGTGTAAAAAGGCTTACCGTTGCGAAATTCAAAGTCAGGATTGTTACGAAACTCAGCGTATGGATCATCCTCTACAGGTTGTTCTGCAGGCTGTGCTACATCAGTAGGGATAGAAATGTCAATAGTTTGTGGAGCAGCTTCACCCGTGGGTGCCTGCTCCTCAGTCATGGCTTCTTCGACGGGGGCTTCGACCTCTCCTTGGAGAGTGTCGGAGAGTTCCAGTTGGAAATCGTCGTCGATAAAAGGCTGACCACCAGAATAAGTCATAGTTTAAGGGATGACGGAGTTAATTTTTTTGATGTCAGCAGGTGTGATCGGACGCAACAAACCTCCAACGTGAAGATGTGCTTCGTGGTTAGGATCACCGTCGCCAGGTCCGATGACCTCTTTGAATAAATCTAAGCTACGTACAACTTCTTTCAGTTCACGAATCTTTGCAATATCTTGTTCTCTGTTGAAACCTTGTTTTTCACGATTGATAATAACGTCAAAGGCTTCATTGTATTTGTGATAGCTGTTACCGGCATGGACAGGAGCAACTCCACCGTACAAAGCGTGCTCGCTTACGGTAAAGCCCTCAGTCTTAAATGCCTCAGCTACCTCAACATAAGAACGTTCGTTACCTTCGTAGGTAAGTGCACCAGTAAAGGATTTATCACCACTAGGTGTTTGTGCCAAAGCAGCTTGGATACCAGGCCGTTTTAGCTCAGGGGAGCTTAGTGCTTCAGGGCTACCATACTTGGCAGCCATAGCTAAAAAGGATTTACGATCAACCCCCAAGTTGCTAGTAAAATAATCGACTTTTTCATTAAATGATTTGCCAGTTAGTTGTTCAGCTACTGCTGAGTAATCAGGTACACTACCAGGAGCAAGGTCATGGAGAGTAGCCAAGAAAGGACGTGTCTCTTCAGCTTGCTCAGAAATTGCAGCACCATCAGGTACCACAAAAGGAATGATGTCTTCACCAGCAGACCAAGCTTCGATCAGCTGACGGTTACGGATCATAGGAGCACCGTCACCATACATACGCGCAGCAGCTTGTGTTTCTGGGCTAGCGGATTGAACCACAGCCAACGAACCTGGTTCACCCAGCGGAGACAATCCGTAGGCAGCACGAACCATGTTTTCTACTTGGATAGCATTGGCGTTAGGAAACTGTCTGCCCAGATAGGATGTCTGTGGCAGTGGTTGCCAGTTAGGTCTGTTAAAGTTCTCACCGTTAGCTGTTACAGCTTGTTCGGTGATACCAAGAGAAGCTAATGACTTTGGATCAGACAAAATCTGTGAATGAGTTTTTCCAGACCCTATAAGGCTGGTGTAGGTGTTGATAAAATCGTTTTGATTGTCAACAGGTGCAGCCCCTTCGTCACCAATAAACGCACGTGTATATCCAGATTTTGCAGGATCAAAATAAAGCCTAGAAGACTCAAGTTGACGTTGTTGTTCGTAATAAGCACGTGTGTCTTCAATAGATGCATCATATGCAGCTTGCAGTGCATTTTTGTCGTTAGGATCAATACCAGCAATCCGCTCTTGAAAACGTCGTTGTTGGTATTGTTTTAACGTAGATTCAACACGATAAGCACCAGGTATAGTAGTGCTGCCATCGTAAATGCTCCATTGTGCCTGAGCTGCCATCATGCTCTTAATCTCTTGCTCTGCACCTTTTAGACCACCGTTAGCAACGTTAAACTCCTCTAGCTGTTTCAGCAGTTGAACCCTGTTTAACTTCTCTTGCACAGTCAAACCAGGAGCACTCATGATGTCTTGAGGCGTAGCAGCATTCTTAGAGATCAACATATCAATGTATTCTTTGTTCTCTGCCTTTGCTGCGGCGTCCATACTAAAGTGAGCAAGCATGTTGTCTAGCTCAGTGCTCTTTACTTTGAACTGGCTAAAGATTTGACGCTGAGCCTGCTGAATCTCTTCAGTGGTAGCATCAGGGTTGTTTTCAATAAACTCAATAGCTGCGGCAGTAGCGCCGTTCTTACGCTGTTTAGTAAGTGCAGTAAATGCTTTGTTCTCTTCGTCACGAATCGCAGAACGAATCATACCGAAACGAGTCTTCCAACGATCACCAACACGTTTGTTAGTGTCAGGGTCAATGGCATCTTCTACCATCTTTAGGTCAGCCATGCTGAACCGACCAGCCTTTACAAGGTCAGGTAGAATCTTTTCGATCTCATCCCAAGCACCAGCGTTACCTAGAATCTTACCATCCTTTTGTGTTGTGGCAAACTCTTTGTGCAGTTGCAAGATGTTCTTGTTTACAATAAAGCTTTCCAGTGCATCTTGCTGACGCAACGCCGACACAGAGTTAGCTTGGTTTGTGGACAAGGTTTTCCACTGCTGTGCAAACGCTGTCTTGACAGGCTTGAACCCATGCTTCATAAAGAAGTCACGGTTGTAAGAGTTAAAACCTAGGTCGTTATAAACCTTTTGCCTTGCCCATTGATGAGCATGTTTGATCTGGGCGATGTTGTTGTCAGCTACAGCAGATGCAGGGGTAAAGGTCATACCACCAGCTTCTAGCTGAGTTTCGTCATCAGCCATCAGCTTTTGCAGCATAGGCGTAACTAGCTGCACTTGGCTGCTAAGACGGTTCTGTGCTTGACGCCATTGATACCAGCCAGAAGATTGCTTGACTTCGTCAGCAGCTTCAAAGCTTGCACCGCCTTGCAGGGCTTGATCAGCAACACCAAGGCTTGCGTTGTGACCAGCACTGATCTCTGCTACAGACTGGTCAAAGCCAGGTGATAGCTGTGGGTTGGCGTTGTCACCAAAGTAATAGTCAAAGTCAGCTTGATTGATGTCACGTTGTTTCTGTTCCTCTAGTTGGGTTTTGTACAAGTTACCCAGCGTAGATGAAAGATTTTCAAACGCTTTTACTTGGTTTTGAATTGCGCTAGTTTTGTAACGCGTTTCGTTGTTTAGATTAGTAGTCTCTTGGGCAAACCGTTGCTGTTCACCCTGTTTAATCCGTTGGATATTTTGTAGGAATGAACTGCTCATTACGGAAATAGAACGTTTGGATCGTTATTAAGATAAGTAACTGGGTCAGTAAGTTTAGTAGTAGCTGCGTTGACACCGCCACCACCAGCCATACTCGTAGGTGCTTTCAGTGATTTGCCCATCATAGCTCCGCCTGCAATACCTGACGCAAGGTTCATAGCAAACGAACCAAGCTCAGCATCGTAGTCAAACTCAGGTGCAAGCGGCTCAAAGCCAGCAACAGGTGCCATAGCAACTTTGCCGTACTCTGTGTCAAGTTTGTTAAGAGTCTGTGCATAAGCAAACTCAGAGCCTGCTTGGATAGCTTCGGTTCTTTCAGTAAGCTGTGCTACCTGTGCAGCACGTTGCAGACCAACATTACGCAGCGGCTGGGCTGCAAGACGTGCAGCAGTCACACCAGTCAAAGGACCAGCATAAGCTTTCTTAGCCAATGCAACCAAAGCCTGTTGTTGCTGTCTCAAATCTGCTTTTTCTAGTTGATTGATACGCTTTTGGTCACCAATGTATTTACCAATAAATTGTTGGAATACAATGTCACTATTACGTGAATAATCAATCTTTTCATTTTCATACCTAGCATAATCGATAGCTAGGTTATTTACATAATTTGTTTTACGGTTTTCGTAGTCATCCGCCAAAGCTTCGTTTCTGGCATTCTTCTGGGACATCTTGCCCATCTGACCTGCCACCGCTTGAGCACCACCTAAAACCGCAAATCCAACTACGGGATCACACACGGCAAAACTCTATAAAGGATAAGTTGTTAGGACCATGCTTGAGTTCCCTCAAGAATTTGAATCCTAGAAATTTAAGAAGCTTAAGGTGGGTGCGGTTACGTTTGTCCGCAATGTTCCATAGCAGCTTCTCTGGTCTGTTGTCTACAAAGTGTTTAGCACCCCGTGCAAACCATACAGGGTTTTGATGGATGTATTTAGTGCATAGCATCCAAATACGGCCACCTTCTGTTAGTCCAGCCGCTCCCATAATTTTGTTGTCAGGAGTGGTGAAGTAATAAGATTCCCCGATGTGGGCTGCCAGAGGCAGGACTAGAAACGGTTCGTTTCCATGACCTTCAACGATCTCGTTCCTGTCGTCTGGCAGTAGGTCTGTAGCAACAGTCAAAGCAGCTTCTACAGTAAGTGGATGGATGTGGTCTGTGTAATTAGGCACGTCGGTAGAACTTAGGAGCGTAGTCACCCTCCCATGTCATTGAGTGTAGCGCCACAGGTGTTGGGTGAGTAGATTTAAGGCTAATGTCTATGTTAGTATTCTTTTCGTAACAAGGTACAGTAAAGATCTCCTCACCATCAATGTTAAAACGGCTAGCAAGCATGGTGTTAGCAATGTTGCTAGTAAACTTAGAGGTGTAATCTGTTTTACCAGGACGTTCTAACGTCACATCAATGGTACCTACATCACCAAAATTAAACTTAGTACGATGAATGATAAGAGAAGATGATGTATCAGATCTGATTTTATCACCAACAGCACGTACAGAGTAGATTGTTGGCAGTTTAACTAGCCACTCATACTCGTAACCAATCACAAGTTTACTTGAAGTCCAGTCACCAGTCAGCTCTACTGTAGATCCGTTTAGTGTTGGCTTGTCAGATAGACCTGCATTGTTACCGTTAGCCATAACAATGACTACAAGATCCCGCGAACTGTTCATACCAGTAGGCAAAGTAAATGTAGTTTTGTTAGTGCTAGCCGTATAGGTCATAGAGCTAGTAGCAATCTCTTTGTGACAGTCGCTGTACACACGGAATCCTTCAACGGATTCGATTGTATCAGTGTCTACTTTAACATCAATGGTTTCTAACGTATAGTCATTACCATTTTTGGTTACAAATGTATAGGCATCCTCAAGCAAACAGTGGTAAACAAGATTACCTGACAAGGTCCACTTGAACCAAGCTGACTGAATACGCTTATCTGTTGTGTTGTAATAGCTGTAGCCCCATACTTCGTTAGACCCTTCCGAGCCGAACAGCACCAGATTGTTTTCTTTAGATGGTGCAACCATACTAATATCAGCAGGCAGCAGCTTAGAGATAAGCTTGCTTTGCTCCAGGACAGTAGGCTCCCCTTCACGTCTAGCATCAGCCATCTCAAAGAATCGAGAGTTAGAGCCAGCGTTGTTCAAGAACCCAACAGTAGTACCTAACGTAACAGGGTTAGTTTTAGAGTCAAAGTTGTAAGACGCTAGGTTATTGACCTTAGCTGTCTCTGGTCCGAACGCATCAGAGTCAGTCGTCAGCATAAACTGCTGGTTAGAGCTGAACAAGATTAGACCAGTGTTTGTCTCGATGCCATCAAACAATACGTGTGGATAGGTCGAGCTAGCTTGGATGTCAACTGGGTCAACTGGTGACACAGTCAACGCAGTCTTAGCAAAGAAGTTAAAGAAGTCGTTTTGACGAGAAACAATAACATTTTCTTCGCTCAGCAGTACAAGCCTGTTACGGAAGAACAGGATCTTATTGATAGGTTGTCCAACAAACGAAGGGATAGGGTTAGTAATATCGTCACCAACCTGCCTGTCAATCCAGTCAATCTTACGTACAAGGAACCTACCGTTGGCATATGTAGCACCGGGTAGTTCACGTTGGATCTTGATTGGCATTGTGTCTGGGTCAAAGCTGATCTCCAAATTAGGAGCTACAGTTTCTTCCCAAGCACCTACGCCAAACTGATCTCCAGATGCAGTTGGATCAAAATTATCACTGCTAAATTTCAAGAAATAGTCATCAGCATCTGATGCGCTGTTGACCACCTTGAGAATATATCCATTGCGGCAGGCTCTAGGCAGACGTGAAACGTCGTTAATCTCCTGGGTAACCACGCTCATGAGCTGATCTTCAGGAGTAGACACGTTAAACGCAGACGAACGCTTAAGGTGAATACCGTTACCAACAATGGTAGCAGTGATACCGTGACCACTGATGGCGTCAATAGCAGCCTTTAGATCGCCAAGGATACCATCTGCAGTCACGCTTTCGTCAGCAGTAGATGCAGTAGGAGCAGGGCGCACCCGTGCCAAGTTAGCACGTGCAGTTACAGTGATGTGTTTTGTAACTTCGATGGTAGTGCCCAAACCTTTTTCTGAGGTGTGGCTGTGGGTATCGCCAGTTGTCCAGCCTTCACCACCAAACTGCAGTTTAGCATAGGTTTGGTAGGAGTCCTCATAAGCTGGGTTAGTGTCTCCGCCAGATTCCGGGACAGGAGTACAACGTACTTCCATCTCGTAACGAAGGTTTGTTTTACCAGAAGCAGAGCCGTTGACGATCTCACGGCCAGCAAGGCTGCAAGACCCATCATCAGTATATCCACTACCAGGAGTAGTTACAGCTTCACGTGCTGCAATAGCAGTTGCACGGGTAAATGTAGTTGTAGTGTTGTTAGTAGGATCGTAAATATCCAACGCATACTGCTTACCGTATGCAATTTGCTTTAGTTCGATGTAAGCTTCGTGTACTACTGCTGGTGACTTGTCTGATGCACCGCTTAACATAGCTACGTTACGAGGTGTAGTCGTGTTACCACGGTTACAAACAAACGTAGTTTCGTTGATAGTCAGTGGCTGGATTTCGTCAGCAGCAGAGTGCTCAAGATAATCAGCATGGTCATTGGTAGCCGACATGCCTGTGTAGTCAACCGGAATCTCTACACCATCGTTGGTTCTCCAGATCTTAACTTTACCATCTGTGGTGATCTGTCCAATGAAACCAGGGTGTTGATTGACTTCGTTAGTGTAGATATGAAACCACTTACCAGTAGAAGCGGTAAGCGGTGTGATAGCATCTACAAGGTAACTGCCTGGTCTTTTAAGACAACCACGCGAGATGTCAGGCACAGCGTTGACTAGGTTAGTAACCTGACCAGGCAGTTTAAGTTCATCAGGTTGTTCAGAAATACCTAAGATATAATTAGGTACACGTTGTGATAGTCCTGCCATTAGCGTCTAAGTGCGTGGAACGGTGAGTAAGAAGTGTAAACGGATTCGTCTGGGAAACCGAGCATAGAATGTTCAGCTTGGTTACAGTCGTATTCAACACAAATAGCCCGTGCCTGGGTCTCCTGCAGGGCTAGAAGGCGTACCAAATCAGGGTTACCTACCAACTGTGCAGCAGCACGTCCAGCCGCCTTGTAGACGATATAACGACGGAATGGTACAGGCAGTTCTTCAAAGGGGAACAGCCAGGTCACATCAAGGTGCTGGTTTTCTGTGAATACATCGGTGTGTTTGACCTTGTCGTACAGTCGTCCGTTACGACGTACAAGGTTCATTGTTCTATTTTTATGGTCGTCGGTATTGTCTAACCGCAGGATGTTGCTAGGAATGTTAATGTAGCCATTGGTATCTTTAGCGAACTCATAGTTCAACTCAAGATTATACACCCATCCTTCTGATTGTACATCTACATTTGTTTCACGTAAGATGTTATAAATGAAAGAAGTTTCAGGATTGTCGTGATCCAGGTTTGTTACGGGAGACTGACCGATACTCCCCAAGATTGAATTAACTGCGGATAGTTCGGTATCGAGATCAACTGTTGTAGGAGTAGCCATATAGATAAAAAAAAGGGGACCCCGAAGGATCCCCAGTATAAGACAAAAATCAGAATGCAGCAGGTGCAGTAGCGGTTCCAGCGAACAGCTCAACAGCACAAGCAGGGTTCAGGTAGTCAGCACCCATGGCGAGACGACCCAAGATCACGTCACCCTGGTAGACCACGGAGACGTCACCCGAGGTGACTTGCACTTGAGGACCGATAGCCTCAACACAACCGGCGGCTTCCTTCTGGAAGATGAGGCCGCAGGAGTTTGCGAATTCGGTTTCTTCACCGTACTCGTTGTTGATACCGGTAACGTCGTTAGCAGCATCTTCAACGTC